GTAGAGTTAACGATGCATGTGATGCTGGAAAAATAACCAGTGGAGCATCAGCAGTTAACGTGGGAGCATAAATATTGTTATGAGTACTTTAGAAAAAAATTTATACGACAGAATTGCTGTTAAACCAACAACTCAACAGAAGAAACCTGTTGTTACAAGCAGGGCCTATAGAGGGTTATCTACAGTTAATCCGGAAAACACTTCTAGTACACTATTTGATCTTGCATTAATTAAACAAGATTTACTCAATCATTTTCATATACGTCAAGGTGAAAAACTACACAATCCTAAATTTGGCACTATTATTTGGGACGCATTATTTGAGCCATTTACTGATGATCTTAAAGAAGCAATAGCCGCAAATGTTACAACTATTTGTAATTATGATCCTCGTGTACAAGCAGAAAATATTAGAGTAACAAGTTATGAAAGTGGCATTCAAATTGAAATGGAACTTACATATTTGCCATATAATATATCAGAAAAACTTAGATTAGACTTTGATGAGTCAGCCGGTCTAACAGCCTAATTGATACTGTATAAATAAAATACGCACTTATCTAATAGTAATAAATACATGTAACAAATAAGGAATGTGATATGTCATCTACCGACCGACAAAATAGACTGCTAGTTGCAGAAGATTGGAAGCGTATATACCAGTCTTATCGTAATGCTGATTTCCAGAGTTACGATTTCGACAATTTACGCAGAACAATGATTAACTACCTAAGGACTAATTATCCTGAGGATTTTAATGATTACATTGAATCAAGTGAATATCTAGCACTAATAGATCTTATTGCATTTTTAGGTCAAAATATATCATTCCGTATTGACTTAAATGCACGTGAAAATTTCTTAGAATTAGCAGAACGTAGAGAGTCGGTCTTACGTTTAGCACGTTTACTCTCTTATAATCCAAAGCGTAATCAAGCCGCAGAAGGATTATTAAAAATTACATCAGTATCTACTTCGCAAGACATTGTTGATTCGAATAGTTTCAATTTATCAGGACAACAAATTACTTGGAACGACCCTAGTAACTCAAACTGGTATGAACAATTTATAAAAGTAATGAATGCCGCATTACCAAGCAATGGTGTATTTGGTAAGCCTACTAAGAAAGCAACAATAAACGGTATACCGCATGAACAATATAGATTCAATGCTATTAATACTGACATTCCTAAATATTCATTTACAAAAACTATTGAAGGACAGAGTTTACCATTTGAAGTTGTAAGTAGTGATATTGTCGAAAATGCACTTGAAGAAGAAATTCCATTAGTTGGTAATAGTTTTGCATGTCTTTATAAAAATGATGGGCAAGGTCCTGCTAGTACGAACACAGGATTTTTTACATCGTTTAAACAGGGTGCATTAGATGACGGTCAATTTACAGTAAACAATCCAAGTGCAAATCAAAAAGTTGACATTGATGCAACTGATATTAATAATAAAGATATTTGGTTGTTTAAATTAGACGAGCAAGGACGTGAAACCGAATTTTGGACAAAAGTAAGTTCAGTTGAAGGTAATAATGTAATTTACAATAGTCTAAATAAAAATATTAGAAACTTATATTCAGTGCTTACAAGAGTACAAGATAGAATTAGTTTAGTTTTTAGTGATGGTGTTTTTGGTAATTTACCACAAGGTAGATTTAAAGTTGTATATCGTACAAGTGCAAATAAACGCTACACAATTAAGCCAAGCGAAATGCAAGGTATACAAATACAAATACCTTACTTGAGTGAATTTGGTGTTCCTGAAACACTAAACTTAACATTACAATTAAAATATACAATATCTAATAGTGCATTAAGTGAAAGTAACGAAAGCATTAAAGCAAATGCTCCGTCAACATTTTATACACAAAATAGAATGGTAACTGCTGAAGATTATAATGTTGCTCCTTTAGGAGTAAGTCAAGAAATTGTAAAAGTAAAAACAGTTAATAGAAACGCTAGTGGTATTAGTAGATATTTTGATTTAATCGATTCAACAGGAAAATACTCTAGTACAAACTTATTTGGTAACGACGGCGTAATTTATAAACAGACATCAAACTTGAAAACAAGTTTTAACTTTGTAACTACAACAGATATTGAACAAGCAATTACAAACACTATTGAACCGATTGTACGTGATAAAAAAGTATACAATTATTACTTAGAAAACTTTACAAAAATTCTTGCATCAGATTTAGGAGTTAAGTGGACAAGTTCTACTCAAGATACAAATAGAAGTACAGGTTATATTAATGATGATAACAATACTAAATTTAAAGTTGGTACATTTACAGCAAATAACCTAAGATTTGTTGAAGCAGGCACATTATTGAAATTTACTGCTCCTACGGGTTTCCACTTTATGACAACTAATAAGAACACGCTAATGAGTGGTCCAGCAGATCATCCTGGTGCTGTTGATTACCTTTGGGTAAAAGTTATTAGTGTAAGTGGTGATGGTACAACAGTTGGTTCAACAGGACTAGGACCAATTGTATTAAATGATTTAATTCCAACAAATGCTGTACTAGCAGAAGTAAGACCAAAACTTGCTAATGTAATTACAGATGCTGTTAAAACCCAAATTGTTGATCAAGCGTTTGCAACAAATACTTTTGGATTACGTTATGACGTAGAAACACGCCAATGGAGAATTATTACAGAAGCAAATATTGATAGTGTAAATAATTTTAGCACAGGTAAAACTGGAGATTCAAGTAACCAAAACTTAGATGCAAGTTGGATTCTGTATTTTAAAACTGACGGTGAACGATATGATATTACTTACAGAACAATGAGATATGTTTTTGAAAGTGACAAAGAAATTAAATTCTATTACGATAGCACAGATAAAATTTATGACAATAAAACTGGTAAAATTATTAAAGACAAAATCGAAGTTTTAAATATTAATAATAAACCAGATGTATCTAATCCTTTTACAATAAATTATAATTGGGAAATTGTTAAAGAATATCGAGATGCAGAAGGATATGTTGATAGTAAGCGCATCGAAGTAAGTTTCTTTGATATAGACGATGACGGTGTTATAGATAATCCACAGGCATTTATTGACATTGTTGCAGAAACTGTTAATCCTGAAACAAAATATATCTTCCAAAAGAAATATACTACAAGCGACGGTGTTGAAGATTACAGATTTGTAGACAATACAGTTGAAGGAATTCAAGTAAAAGCAAATATAGGAGCAGTTGGAGCATACTCTGCATATACAGCAGGACAAGTATTCTTTACTATGGATACAGAACTGTTCTATAAATTAGATAGTACAAAGAAAAATTTAGAAATAACTAAAGACTATAGAGGTTATACTGGACGCTCAGGAATTAAATTTAGATATTTGCATAGCGCAGACTATAATCAAAGAATCGATCCAGCCGCAAGTAATATTATGGATTCGTATTTGTTAACACGAACATACGATATTGCTTATAGACAATTTTTATCAGGTGACAGACTTACCGAACCACTACCGCCTAGTAGTGATGAAATGTATCGTACATACGGTGCAGAGTTAGATAAGATTAAATCTATTAGTGATGAAATAATTTATCACCCAGTGAAATACAAACCCTTGTTTGGTGCATCGGCGGAGACTAGTTTGCAAGCAACATTTAAAGTAGTAACTAATCCTGATGTAGTTACTAATAATAACGATATTAAATCAAGAATAATTGAAGCAATTAATGTTTACTTTAACTTAGATAATTGGGAATTTGGTGAAAGTTTTTACTTCAGTGAATTGTCAACTTATATTATGAATCAAATGACTCCTGATATTGTAAGTATTGTAATTGTTCCAAATGAACAAAGTCAATCATTTGGTAGTTTGTATGAAATAAAATCAGAGTCAAATGAAATTTTTATTAGTTCAGCAACAGTTGAAAATGTTGAAATTATAGATGCTATTACAGCAAGTAGATTGAGAGCAACAGGTAATGTTATTACATCAAGTCAAGAAACACTTAGTACTGGTGTTACAAGTTCTGCATCGCAAGCAGGTTCAGTTAGTTCAAGTAGCAGTAGTAATTCAGGATCAAGCGGATCAAGCGGATCAAGCGGATCAAGCGGCGGGGGATATGGTTACTAATGGCTTATGAAGATAATCAAAACGAAAGTCCATTACCGGTAGATGGCAACAAAGGTCCTTTTAAGTCTAGTACTTTACTACCTAAGTATTTCCGTACTACTAAAAACAATAAGTTCTTAGATGCAACA